TACAACGCAGCGAATCCGGGGAAGCCGGGGTTGAAAGCCCCCCAGCCGGAAGGCGGCGCAAGGAAAAAATCATTCTGTTCCAGAATGCAGGGGATGAAAAAGAAACTCACTTCTGCGAAAACCGCGAATGATCCGAATAGCCGTATTAACAAAAGTTTGAGGAAATGGGCGTGCTGAACGTTAAACGTGATTGGGGCCGGGTTCCGAAAACCCCTAACGCAGACGGACACTACCGGTGCAGTAAGTGCCGAAAGTACAAACCGCCTTCAGAGTTTAATAAAGCTAAAAATCAAAAATCTGGCTTAAACTATGCTTGCCGGGCATGTATGCAAGTAGACGTTAGAAAGCATAATTTACCAGCAAAGTACGGTATTACAGCCGCGCAGTTTGCAGAAAAAATTTTAGCGCAAGGTGGTAAGTGCGCATGTTGCGGGAATCAATTTAAAATGGACGGGACTAAAACAGAACGTCCTTGTGTGGATCATAACCATACTACAAATGAGGTACGTGATTTGTTATGTGGGAGATGTAATCTAGCCGCCGGAAATGTTCAAGACAGTTCTGAGAAAGCAAAACAACTTGCTGCTTATTTGGAGAAATGGAAATGTTAAAAGACAACGTTGACCCAGACTTCATGGACAATGTCTCCATCCTTGCGGGGTTGGGGGTTCTTCTTTCGTGGTTGCCTACCGTGTTTTCGCTTGTCTCTATCGTGTGGTTCAGTATCCGTATTTGGGAATCGGATACGGTTCGTGGGCTGACTAAACGGAGAAAACCTGATGCCAGCCAAGAGTGAGAAGCAGGAAAAGTTTATGCGGGCTGTCGCTCACAGTCCGTCTTTTGCCAAGAAGGTTGGTGTGCCGATGAGCGTAGGCCGCGAGTTCACTAAATCAGGAGGCAGTATGAAGAAGATGGCTAAAGGTGGTTACGCAGGCGGCGGTGTGATGCCTTCCAAAATGGGCGCGGTCAAAACTGCTGCTCCAAGCCGTGATGGCGTTGCTGTCAAAGGCAAAACCAAAGGCAAGCAAGTCGTGATGGCTGGTAACAAGCGCATGAACAAAGGCGGCAAGGCTTGCTAATAGGAGGCTGTTGTGAGTAAAAGAGAGCCTAAGATTGTTGAGTTGCCCTATATGGGGCCGCCCACGGACAAAGATAAAGACGAAGAGCAAAAGCGCTATGAACGTACAACACCAGTAAGTTCTGGTGCGAAGCGAACAATGCCTGTGCCTGCGCATGTACGAGATCGTGACTATGCCAAAGGCGGTTCTGTGAAGTCAGCTTCCGCCCGCGCTGATGGCTGCGCCATGCGTGGAAAAACAAGGGGGAAGATCGTATGATGGCTTCTCGTGGTATGGGTGCAATTAACCCTTCCAAGATGCCCGGCAAGAAGAAGAAATCTCGTCGGGACGACACCAACTTTACACAGTACAAAGAAGGTGGGAAGGTTAACGCTGCTGGTAACTACACCAAACCCGGTCTTCGCAAGAAGATCGTGTCACAGGTAAAAGCCGCAGCTACTCATGGCACGGGCGCAGGTCAGTGGTCCGCGAGAAAAGCACAACTCGTGGCGAAGAAATATAAAGCAGCAGGCGGAGGATATAAATAATGGGCAAAGCACTGGCGGATAACGAAACTCGACTACGAAAATACGACGATCTTTCAGAGAAAGAAAGAAAAGCCGTTGATGAAAAACTTAAATCCCGTGTAGCGTCTGCAAAACAGACTGCCGAGTCGGGAGATACGTTTGGGCAACGCGCAAGTGATCTGGTTTCCGGTGGGCTGTATGGTGTTGCCTCCGGGATGGGTAGCTCCGCCGCTGCACGTAGTAAAGCGCGTATGGAAGCAGAAACCGCAGAACGCGAAGCCCAACGACGCAGCAATCTTAAAAAAGCAGAAGAAGCAGCGAGTGATACCGGTAAACGCAGCGGGTTGTACAGTAGCGACACCCCACAAAAGCTATACAAAAAAGGCGGCAAGGTTAAGTCAGCCTCATCCCGTGCAGACGGGATAGCCCAACGCGGTAAGACGCGGGGTATGATGAAGTGAAAGCGCCACAGAAAAGCTTGAAAGACTGGGGAGACCAGAAATGGCGAACAAAGTCAGGAAAGCCATCGTCAAAGACCGGCGAGAGGTATCTCCCGGAAAAGGCGATCAAGGCGCTAAGCCCAGCCGAGTATGCCGCCACCACGAGGGCAAAGCGGGCAGGGAAAGCAAAAGGTAAGCAGTTCGTTGCACAGCCCAAAAACATTGCAAAGAAGACAGCGGGGTACAGATAATGGCTGAAAAAGAAGACGGCATAAAGCGTTTGCAGAAGTACACAAAACTGAAAAGTGAGTACGACACTCCAGCGTTTTACAGTTCAATGAGCAAAACCAAAGACGCTGTGCGCCAAGCAAATATTGCTGAAGGCAAAGGTCCAGTGCCAATCAATGACCGATACGTCAGTGATGAAGCAGAGGGAAGGCTTACAAAGACTGGTAAAGAAGTTATGGCGAAAGAACGCCAAAGAGTCGATGAACTTGCAGATCAATACAAGCGTGAAACTCGCGGCATGAAAAAAGGAGGCGCTGTTAAGTCTGCTTCTGCCCGTGCCGATGGCTGCGCCCAGCGCGGTAAAACTAAAGGACGGATGATCTAAATGGCCGTAACTACGTCAACAACCAGCTTTAACCCAACCCTCAACGAAATATTTGAAGAGGCGTTTGAGCGTTGCGGCAAAGAGTTGCGTACTGGCTATGACTTTCGTACAGCGCGGCGCAGTCTCAACCTGCTTATTACAGAATGGGCAAATCGCGGTATCAATCTATGGACGGTTGAGCAAGGTCAAATCCCGTTAGTACAAGGACAATACATTTATGATCTACCTAACGATACCGTGGATCTTCTTGAGCATGTTATTCGCACTAATCCCGGACAGATTGGTAATCAGACGGATATAAACATCAGCCGGATTAGCGTCTCAACATACTCTACGATTCCAAACAAGTTGACGCAGGGCCGTCCAATTCAGGTGTGGGTAAACCGCCGCTCTGGACAGACAACAGATTTGCTGGGCGCAACTCCTGCGTATCCACAAATTAATGTATGGCCGTCACCAGATCAAGGCACTTCACAAAGTCCGTATTACTATTTTGTATATTGGCGTCTACGTCGCATTGTGGACGCCGGGACTGGGGTAAACGTAGAAGATATCCCATTTCGTTTTCAAAATGCGATGGTTGCGGGGCTGGCGTATATGTTGGCGATGAAGCTTCCTGAGGTTAGCTTGGATAGAATTAACTTGCTAAAAGCTCAGTATGTGGAATCATGGGAAATGGCTGCTGGTGAAGATCGCGAGAAAGCACCGGATAGATTTGTGCCGCGCATGCTGACATACAGGTGATGTATGCCAAGCAAATATGCAAGTGGCAAACATTCAATTGCGGAATGCGACCGTTGCGGTTTTCGCTTTAAGTTGAAAGATCTGCGCAAACTAACAATTAAGACGAAGCAAGTCTCAATTAAAGTTTGCCAGAATTGTTGGGAGCCAGATCAGCCACAGTTGTCATTGGGGCTTTATCCGGTAAACGACCCGCAAGCTGTTCGGGAGCCAAGACCAGATGTGAGTTATCGGCAGTCTGGGTACAGCGGGTTGCAGTTAACCGAAACGCCGGGCACCAGTGTAGATGCCGATGGGTTCCCAGAAGGCGGTAGTCGGGTGTTTCAGTGGGGATGGGCTCCGGTTGGTGGGGCAAGTTCAAACGATGTGGGGTTGACGCCAAATGCTTTGACCTCTCGTGGCGTAGTAGGTATTGTGACCGTTACATAGGAGTTAACATGAAACACGAAGACATCAAGAAGGACAAGCCATTCATGGAAAAGATTGCCAAGAAGGCGGTCAAAGGCCATGAAAAGAAAATGCACGGCATGAAAAAAGGCGGTGTGACTGGCGAAGCCATGAAGAAAATGGGCCGTAATATGGCTCGTGCAATGAACCAGCGTAGCCGGTAATGGCTAAATATTCACAAAAGCAGGGTGGCAAAGAGGTAGGCCAAGCTGCTGTTTACGCGGAGCCACATACTATGGACGGCAAAAAAGTAAAACCGCAAGTGCCTGAGAAATCCGGCAAGGCTTGTATGGACGATATGAACATTGCTGCTGGTGTTATCAGTAAGGGCAATTACAAAGAACCTAAGACTACCGGCATCAAGATTCGTGGTACCGGTGCGGCAACTAAGGGTGTTATGGCTCGTGGTCCGATGGGTTAA